ATACGGATTTCGTTCAGGTTTGGAATTAGAAATATCCGACCAATTACAAAAGAAAAATATAATCTTTGAATATGAAAAAAAGAAGATTGATTATGTAGTCCCGGCTCGTAAGGCAAAATATACTCCAGACTTTGTTTTAGCAAATGGTATTATTATCGAAACCAAAGGTAGATTTTTAGCTGACGATAGAAAGAAGCAATTGTTAGTTAAAGAACAAAACCCTGAACTAGATATTCGATTTGTATTCTCTAGTTCGAAAGCTAAATTATCAAAAGCTAGTAAAACAACTTATGCCGATTGGTGTATAAAGAACGGATTCAAATATGCTGATAAAACTATTCCTGAGGAATGGTTATATTAGGATAAATGAAAAAAGTTTTTTATATTACTGTGGGATGGAAAGATTGTTAGAATTATTAGATAATATTTTAGGTAAAGGTAAACCAACAAATAAAGGTAACTATGCATACCATTGTCCGTTTTGTAATCATCAAAAACGCAAATTAGAAATACAGATTACTTCTACCGATGATGGTGAAAATCATTGGCATTGTTGGACATGTAATGCCTCAGGTAAAAAATTAGTAAATCTATTCAAAAGATTACAGCAACCTAGAGAGGTAATTGCCGAACTATTATCATTACTAAAATTACCTAATTACTATAAAGATAATAATGCTGTAGTAAAGGCATCAATACTAAGGTTGCCGGATGAGTTTATACCATTATGGAGAAACTCTGGAACAATAGAACAGAAGAATGCTTTAAACTATCTTACTAATTATAGAAATACATCATTATCAGAAATGATAAAGTATAATATCGGGTATTGCGAAAGGGGTAAGTATTCTAAAATGATTATAGTACCTAGTTATGATTCTAATGGTAACTTAAACTATTTTGTTGGTAGATCATATTATAAAACAGATGGATTTAAACATAAAAATCCAGATGTATCAAAAGATATAGTAGGATTTGAGCTATTTATAAATTGGGACTATCCTATTGTATTAGTTGAGGGTAGTTTTGATGCGATAGCTGTAAGAAGAAATGCTATACCATTATTTGGAAAGACAATATCAGAAAATCTTAGAAAAAAGATAATAGAAAATAAGGTTAAAGAAATATACATTTGTTTAGATAAGGATGCTCAAAAACAAGCGATAGAGCATGCAGAAGAATTTATGTCGAATGGAATAAATGTATATTTTGTTGATTTAGCACAAAAAGATCCTGCTGAAATAGGATTTGAAAAAATGATACAAATAATTAAAGACACTCCTCCGTTAACATTTAGTAAGTTAATAGAATATAAGTTAGATTTATGATAACAAAAGTACAAAGTAAATTAAATGAAATAGATAAAATCTTTCACATATCTGACGTACACATTCGAAACTTAAAAAGACATGAAGAATATAATCAAGTATTTGATAGATTGTATGCATATATAGAAAAGAATAAAACGCCTAATAGCGTAATATTCTTAGGTGGTGATATAGTACATGCTAAAACTGATATGACGCCAGAATTAGTACAAATGGTACAAAAGTTTTTGAAGGCTTGTGCAGATATCTGCACTACTATTCTAATTACCGGAAATCATGATTGTAATCTGAATAATAAAAATAGATTAGATGCATTAGATCCTATTGTAAATGCAATCAACCATACAGAATTAATCTATCTAAAAGAAAGCGGCGTATATCATATAGCTAATATACATTTTACAGTTATGTCTGTATTTGATAGGCCTGTTAACTTTATAAAAGCAAATGAATTCGAAGCTGATTATAAAATAGCATTACATCACGGCGCAGTAGACACATCAGTTACAGACACTGGACATAAGCTGTCAAACATACATGTACCAGTAAATATGTTTGATGGTTATGATTTAACATTATTAGGTGACATACATGTACCTGCGCAGTATCTTAATAAAGAAAACACTATAGCATACCCGGGCAGCACAATACAACAAAATTATTCAGAATCATTGAATCATGGGATTCTAGTATGGGACGTTAAGACCAAAAAATCAGAGTTTGTAGTTATCCCAAATGATTATGGATTCTATACTTTAGATATAGTTGATGGTAAATATATATTACCTAATGATTTACCAAAAAACTTAAGATTACGTTTACGAGTTCAAAATACTAATACTGCTGATATTAAGACTATATTAGCCGATATTAAAACCCTGTACAACGTCTTAGAGACCCCTATACAAAAGATTAATACGAATAGGGGGCATAGTATATCTAACATAAACAAGGTTAATATAGGGGATGTTAGGGATATAGAATTTCAAAACCAATTATTATCAGATTATTTAAAACAAACTAAAAATACAGATGATATTATAATTGATGGTGTAAAACATGTTAATAGAAAATGTAATAGCTTATTACATAAATTAGAAACCAATAAAAACACAGTTTGGATACCAAAACGATTTACCTTTTCTAATATGTTTAGTTATGGTGAGGATAATGTAATTGACTTTTCACAGTTAAAAGGATTATATGGCATATTTGCGCCTAATGCAGCAGGTAAATCTACATTATTTGAATCGTTAGCTTTCTGTATATTTGATAAATGTAATAGAACATCTAGAGCAGAACAGATACTAAATAGTAAATGTAAAAACTTTTCTAGTAGATTTGAATTTACTATAGATAATGATACATATGTAATAGAACGAAATGGTAAAACAATTCGAGAACATATTAGAGTAGAAGTAAACTTTTACCAGTTACTAGAATCAGGCGAACAAAAGTCATTAAATGGTAAAGAACGAAGTGATACAAATAAAGTAATCCGTACTTACTTAGGAACATATGAAGATTTTGTACTAACAGCATTATCAGTACAGAATAACAATACTGGATTTATAGATATGGGGCAAAGAGAACGAAAAGAACTATTAGCTCAATTTCTAGATTCAGATATATTTGAACATTTATATAAAATAGCCAATGAAGAAAGTAAAGATATATCAACTATAATAAAAGATCTAAGCAAAAAAGATTTAGATGGTCAATTAGCCATAATTAATGTAGATCTAGAAAAAGCTGAAGATCAATTAGCAGACTTAAATGTTAATAAGATAGAAAAGGATAATGAAATTCATCAAGTTTTCGAGGAGATAAACACGTTATCAGAATCGTTAATACCATTAACCATAACAAATACTGATATTAATAGATTATTGATAGATCAATCAAATATAAAAGTTAAAATAGTAGATACTCATACAAATATTAACAATATAAATAAAGAAATACAGGAACTACAAAATCAAATAGATTCTAATAAGGCTAAATTACAATTGGTAAACTTAGATGAAATTAATTCGTATATAGCTTCTAAAGATTCTATACAAAAACAATTAACGCAGATTCAAAGAGATGAAAAGAAAGTTGAGGTAGACATTCAACATAAGGAGGCGAAAATGTCTAAATTAGATAAACTGGAGTATGACCAAAATTGTAACTATTGTATGAACAATATTTTTGTCAAAGATGCTATAGACACTAAACAGTCACTATCTTCAGATTATCAATTAAGAGATACATTATTAAAATCAATAGCAGAACTTAATGATAAGCTACAAACAATAAATGAGTTTGAGAAAAAGAAAAAAGCGTATGATTTTATTGTAGATTCTATAAAACGAACGGAGTCTACAAAATTACAAACAGAGAATAAAAAATTAAAGTTTGATAATGATTTGATACAGTATCAAACAAAACTACAATCTATATTAAACGATATTCAATTGTATGAACAGCATAAGGAGTCTATATCTAAAAATAATGAAATTAATACCGCAGTAGCCCAAAAACGAGTTAGTTTATCTAAACTTAAGTCGGATATACAAAATATAGATAAGGCTCTTAATGAGTGTCTTTTCACAAAATCAAATAATATAAGTAAGAGAGAATTTATACTTAACGAATTAAGTAGATTGTCTGAATTACAAAAGGAATATTCATATTATCAACTATATATGGATTCATTTTCTAGAGATGGTGTGCCGTATCAACTAATAGCAAAGGCACTACCTAAAATAGAATTGGAAGTTAATAATATTTTAACACAAGTAGTAGATTATCAGGTACATTTGAATACAGATGGAAAAAATATAAACGCATTTATAGTATACGATTCTGAAAAGTTTTGGCCATTAGAACTGGCATCTGGAATGGAAAAGTTTGTTGCGTCATTAGCCATTAGGACAGCATTGATTAATATATCTAGTTTACCTAGACCTGTATTTTTAGTTATAGATGAAGGTCTAGGAAATTTAGATGCTGAGAACTTAAATAATATGTATGTGTTATTTGATTATCTAAAAACTCAGTTTGAGTATATAATTGTAATATCACATATAGAATCTATTAGAGATATGGTTGATTCTGTTATTGAAATAACTAAAGTTAACGAACAATCATCAATAACGTATGAATAGATAATTATTGATATATGATTCGTAAGTACGCTGATAGAAAATATTTAGAAAATATACCGGTATTGATAGAAGACACATCAGAGTCTTCATTAAATTACTTTAATGTTATAACATGCCCTAAGGTATTTCAAGCTGGTAAAAACTTAATACGACTACAAGGATCGCAGAATTTATTAGTGAATACACCTGTATTAGTTGAGATACTAGATTTTAATAATAATCCAATTTATTATGAAATACCTAATATAGTAGAAGAGGATGGGTCAAGAATAATATCAGTTTGGATATATCCAGATACTCCTCCTGGTAATACAAAAATAACAATTGTAGGTATTGCTCGAATAGATCAATCAGGAAATCAACTGTCCGAAAAAGATATAAGTGCTTAT